CCATTCGACAGGTGTTGCATTTCCTTGCACCGACACCGAAAAGTTCAACCCGCCGTCTGCGGTTCGTGTGCCGTCGTAGTTGATTTGTTTGCCGATAAGGGCAGCCCCGGCATCGCCAACCGTCCCGCCCATCAGGAACATAGCGTGCTGGTCAGATGTCGATAGACCTTTCAACGCTGCGTGTTCCTGGTTCGCTGCGTCGTTGAAAAACGAGTTGAACTCGATGAGTCCGTCGCTGTGCGTCAGCAATCTGTCCTGCGCCGACTGGTTGATCGAGGTGACTTCAACGACCCCACGCGGGGACGAGATTGAATTGATCGCACCAACATCACCCGACAGGTCATATCCTGCGAAATAAAATTGATTCCCGAGTCCTGATTTCTTTGCCATTTGCTTTAGGGAGCGATGCTCTCAGCCTCCAAGTCTATTATTCCCAGATCGAACGAAAGTGTCCGAAATGAATTCCCGCCTATATTCGACCAGCCGACCGATGCGAGAGTTATATCTAAATCTGTGACGTTACTATCGAGCGTGCTGTCCCCGGTAAATCCTGACTGCACAGCACGACACGCATCCCATATTTCAAGTTCTAACTTTTCCCTGCCCTTTGCCCCTGGCGGGACTCGCCAGTAACAACGAACGACCCACGACTGCGTTGCCATTACATTCCCGAGCGTTTTAGTCTTTTCGCTTTCGCCTGAGAACCACGCCGCCGCAACCCTGTCGCCCGACGGAATCGACATCGGCTCCCCGATAAGGACGACCTGAAAATTCGGCGACGAGTTCGCCTCCAGGATTGTCTTGATCTGCGTTACTGCGCCCGACCTGCTCATACCAGGGCCTTCCTGATCGGCTCCGCGAAATACTTGTCCTTTTCTTCTGCCTCTAATTTCTTGAACGCATTTTGGAACATCTGGTAGCCCTTGAAACTGGTGGTCTTGTTCCTGGTACTCGTACCTTCAATCCAGCTTGCATAAACTACGTTCGCACCCTGCCGCACCGAACCGGCGTCTACCTGCGCCGTTAAATCTTTTATCAATTCGCCAGCAATAGAACGGCGCAAGTGCCCCGTCACGACTCCGTGACCTTTCACCAGTGGCTGTTTCACCCGCTGCTCAGTTACAAGAGCCATCCGCAAGATGCCCTTGTTGAGCGCGTCCCGTAATCGCTTGTCCGCTCCAATATCGAACAGCTTGCCCTTCATCTCTATTGTCATTCCGACGCTAGACATAAACTGCCAACTCCCGCCGGTTTCTGTAATGGTCGAGCCGTTTGAGGATTGCCCGTTCCTCCTGGGCCGGGGTACTCATCGCCATTTCACCCGAGCCAATAACAGTCGTTAACCCTGCGTCCCGGCTGCGCCAGTACGTGCGAGCAACGTCCAGAGAGGCCTGTGCAACATCGGCAGGGTACTTCCACCGGGAATAAGCCACGCCGCCGCTGTGCGTCGCTGCTGTCGTGCCGTTAACGCCACGTATGACTGTAAGGTTGTTCCCGGAAACCGCCGTCACGTACATCTGCTCGGAATCGACAACGACGGTATCGCCAACGTATGTCGTTGAACCGGACGCCACCGAAATCGCTGTTGCGCTGGTGCTGCCAACTGCGTCCATCGTTGATATGGAAGCCTTGTCGTTCTGCCAGCCCCAGGTTCCCAGAATCGTCAACGTCTGCTGCCCGGAATAAAGGCTGTCCGTCGTATCTTCTTCCAGCTTCAGGAGCGTCTTGGGTGACGAGTTGTACGGCTCCAATAAATAATCGTTTCCAATACCCTCGGTTAAAACCGTGTTCGCCGACCTTGCAGTGTCGTGATAGGCGGTCACTGTCGTCGCTGAAATAAGCCAGTCGTCGAGCGGAACTATTCCTGCGCCAGATAATTTCGACGACCAGTAATCAGGGAAGGAAATAGAATCTCTGGCTGCTGCCAGGGAATCGTCACGCAACGCCCCTTTTCCTAAGTCATAGGAACGGGTCGCTGTTCGTGCGCCGAACGACCGCCCGGCGTACTGGTCGATGCGTTGGGCAGCAGACTCCAGCACCCGGACGATTGGCGTTTCGTCTGTGTCCCAGTCCGTGACGTGATCTGTCCCGCTGAGATAGCTTCGGAAGTCGTACACATTCGCATAATTGTGATATGTCTGCGCCATCGCCTACTTGTCCTCGGTTGCCCCGACATTCTTTGACTGAATCTTCTTCGACGACCGCTTGGCTTTCACCTTCTTCAACGTCCGCTTGGCTTTCACCTTGCCGGGGAGCGCGAAATAATCGCTGTATTTTAAGTAACGAACAGCATCCATTTCGTAAGTTTCGCCAGGCGTGTATTCGTCGTCGCCTATTCTGCGACCCTCGATGCACTTCACTTTTACTTTTACTGCTCCCATTTCTTCACCTTTTACTGGCGACCCGCCCCGAAGGACGGGTCGCCCTGAAACTAGCTGCGAATGTCTTGGTCGCCTATGACTAGGACACCTTGCACCGCTGCTGCTGTTGCGTTCACCAGAACAGTTTTCACATGAGGCTTACCGTTAGGAATTTCAAAGTCAACTATTACAGTTGATCCTGAGTCCCCACCGGCTTCCGTCATCTGAGTGATTGCTGCGCCAGTAATGTCGGCATAACTACCGCCACTGGTTGCTGATGCCTGAACTTTGCAGTCAACAGTTCCAGAGGAAGCAATCACGCCTACCGTCACAACCAATGCTGCCTTTGAGTAACCCGTCAGGTCAATCGCCGAGGACGTAGTAGTCCCCGCCGACTTGCTAACCGGAGCAAGAGCAACATTGATTCCTATTCGATTTGAAAGTTGATTAAAGCGAGGCATGAAACTCCTACTGAATCTTGAAGATTCTGAACGCGTCTGCCAAGCCAACTCGACCGTCGTACCTGCTGCGTGCGAAGAAACCAACCTGGTCGTTCGCCACATAGATCGAGTCGTCACGCCGTACAGACATGCCGATCCGGTCTATGAAGTAGTAGTTCGAGAAGTCGCCAATGCAACCCACTTCTTCGTTCGTCGCAATCGCTGCTGCATCGTCCCAGCCAGTCCCGTCAAACAGGAGAGTTGGCTTGCCGAGCAAAGCCTCTGCGGGAGCAGATGTAAGCGAACCCTTCGAGGATGTAACGTCAAGAGTGTTTACCTGCTGCATGAAGCTGCTGGTCGTAGATACCGAAGCATTTGCCCGGAACTGTGCAGGAAGGTCGAAGTACCACGTCTGGATGTCGGCAATGGAAACAGCGGATGTTGAGTCCGTGTCCGTACCGTCAGTCGCCGTAGTCCTGAGTCCTTCTGCCTCACCGGAGCCATCACCCTCGATCAACTGCTGATCTTCGTAACGCCCCTGCGCCTCACCGAAAATCTGTGAAAGCAGGGCAGGAAGGTTGACCGCGGAATCTTCGAGAAGTTCGTTGGATACCTTCACCGTGCCACCAGCCTTGCGGATAGTGAACGTGACCTGCCCGACTGTCGGAGTGTTATCCCCGTAAGCCGCTTCTTCTGCAATCGCAGCCCAGGAGACTGAACCCATCGTCGGGAGGTAGCCATCTTTCAATGACGTCGTTATCACCGTGCAAGCAGGTCGGTGAACCCCGCCGGGAACCCCGGTATTGTGAATGACCTGGGTGCGGAAATCTTCTGGAACGAAGTACCCACCCTCATTGTCAGTCCCTTCTTGCATTGCCTTCAACTCGTCCGAACTGGCAAGCTGCCAGAATTTCTGAGCGTTTGGCGAACGATCACGGAACCACTTTGTCCACGTCTGGATGTAGAAATCCGCTTCCTCTTTGAGCGAATCCCCCATCTGGTCACGAACCCACTGCGGCTGCACAGCCGCTGGAATTCCCTTGACCCACAGCGCGGGCTTGTAGTCGTTGCGATACTTCGACCCGACATCCTCGGTGTCGAATATCTTTGCCTCTGCCGTCGTTACTGGAACTGAGTTAGTCGGCGTGTTCCAATCGCCCGAGAGAACTTTCAGGGAGTCGGACTCGTTCTGAATCGCCTCTGCCTTTGCCATCTTATCAACAGCGTCCTGGCGTGCTTTGGTAGCAGCCTCAACGTCGCCAGATTCGACGGCCTCGGTAGCAGTAGCAAGAATCGAACGTGCCTCGTCCCGAAGTTCGTTAATCTTGTCCATCAAGATTCTCCATTTCGAGCTTAAGTTTCGTTAGTTCGATACTCTCCCGCAGCAATTCCTTCTCCGTGTCAGAGGCATCTTCAGTGACGGCGATTTCTTCTTCGTCGTCACCCTGCGCGTCTGAGGCAGCTTTGGAGTTGATAGTTTGAGTGTTCGGGCTTGCACCACGGAGAACCGGCGAGACTTCAACCCAGTCGAGGGAATCAATCACGCGGGCTTTTGTTC